CAGGGGAAAAATTATCCTTCTGGTGCATAAACCGCTTGCCGCAGCAGGCGCAAACAAAATACGCAGGCCCATCGTCCTCTGCCATCATGCGACGGATCTTGGCCTGCGCTTCTGCGTTTTCTCGTAAAATTGTAGCTTTATTTTTAGAGCCTTTCGGTCTTCCGGCCATGTTCAGTCACCCTCCTTATCGGCGCGGTTCCCGTTCTCATCATAATCACGGAAGTTGTTCCGGCACTCATTCCAAAACTCCACCACATCCATCAATTTCTGGCTGCGCTTAAACACACAGTAGCTTGTCTGGGTAGTGGGGTTCATCTGCCGGCTCTCATAGCTCAAACCA